GTGACCTTCGAGGCCCTGGAGCCTAGTTTCTGGCCCCATTCAATGAACGCTGGTTGGTATTGCAGATACGCTCCCCCCAATCGTGCGATTGAATTGCTCAATGATTATGACGCAGTACAGATAAGCGGAGCTGATGTGTGTCCCTTGAATGACTACACACATTGGTTCGACGTTGCAGTAAAGACACATAATCCTGTGCTATCCACCAATGAGCAAGGTTGCGCGGATTATTCACGAATGACACCAAAGGGTGAACACCCCTATGTTCATACGTGGATGGTTCCTTATGCTGATATACCAGCTATTTTTACTCCAAGCCATAGGGGGCTTCTGGCGTTAAATTTTGATTATCAGAAAAGGGACGATTGCAGACTATCTTGGATGGATGGGCTCAACTATTCCCTGCGTGATTTCGATCAGACGGTCAATGTTGTTCCTGGCAACCTATGGGTTTTGAATCTAAGCTCTGCAGTAAAAGTTGTCAGGGATGGTGACAAGATTTATGTCAATGAACAACGCATGAATTCGTTTCATAGAAAATACTGGCTGGCTGGTGTCTGCAAGAAGTACCTGGCTCCAGACAATCCCAACTGCCAGCACAATCACTACATATTCAATCAGATGTGGAATTTCTTCAACAGGGATTGTCGAGTTGTCTGGACTGAGGGTGTGGACGAGTGGGACGGAAAAAAATAGTCACCATCGTTGGCACTAGGCCACAATTCATCAAGGCGGCTGCGCTTGATCTTGATGATATTTTGGTTCATACAGGGCAGCACTATGACTATGGAATGTCAAAGCAGATTTGGGATGGCCTGAAACTGAGAGAGCCGGATCATCTTCTTGGCTGTGGACACGATAAGCCATATCATCAGTTTGAGTGTCTGATCCGTGACTTAACGCTGGTTCTAAAGGGAAGAAGGCCGGATTTTGTAATTGTCATAGGTGACTGTAATTCTACATTGGCGGGCGCTCTGGCAGCTAGTTTGCTCAAAATCCCTGTGATTCACATTGAAGCTGGCTTGCGCTGTTTCGATATGGATATGCCAGAAGAAAGAAACCGCAAGCTGACAGATCATTTGGCTGCGGTTAATTTTTGCATCGACCATAAATCTAAATGGCAGCTTGTAATTGAACGGAGTTTGGGTAAGGCCCATGTGGTAGGTGACTTGCTCTATGATTCATTCCTTTCTTGTTTGGATCGGCTTAAACCGATAGCGGGTGATTACTATCTGGCTACCGTACATAGGGAAGAAAACGCAGTTAATCACATTGATGAAATTCTGGAGGGTTTAGCGGCACTAAACAAAAAGGTTATTTTCCCTAAACACCCACGAATTAAGGTGAACAGAGATTACGAAAATATAGAGATCATTGAGCCAGTTGATTATCTTTCGATGTTAAACCTGCAGCTTGGCGCTGATATGGTTTTTACAGACTCAGGCGGCGTACAGCGCGAAGCTGTTTGGCTTGGCAAGCGCTGTGTACTGTTAAGAGATAAGACCGAAATGACCCAATTCGTTTTATATGGTCATGTACTCCTGGCTGGACACGATAAGGAAAAGATAGCTGGAGCTGTATCCCATGAATGGCCCGAGATTCCTTTCGATCACGGTCAGGACGGTCAGGCGGCAAAGAGGATAGCGGAGATCATTTATGGGCTCTAAGTATGCGTTTGTGGTGGCGGCCAGCTCGAATTACATTCCTGGCCTTGTGGCAATGTTCAATAGTCTGAAAAGGCTTGACAATGAGCATGACGTTATCCTGATTTCATTTCGTATTCCGGAACAGTTTATCGAATCGCTCAAGGCGTATTCGTACACGATAAGGGTTATTGAAACTGAGGGAGACAATCAGACCCATCAGACCGCCATTGAGCGGTTCCGCGTAGCTGTTGAAATCGGCCATGAGTATGATGCAATCTGTTTGCTCGATGCCGATATGTTTCTGACAGCAAATGTTGATGTATTCTTTCTGGCTGGCAGTAAAGGGCTGATTGTTACTGGCAGCAATGGCATGATTATCAATTTCAACAAGAAGTATCAGGAACAATATGATTGCTACCTGGAGAAAGATGAATGGCCCTATCCTCAAATCCATACTACTGTGCCTATTTTTCTTGATACTCGTAACCTTGATTGGTTTGATGCTCTTTATAAGTCCAGGCGCATAGATGCTTGGGATGATTTTCTTTACTTGAATCTCCTGGGAATTCAGATGGGCAAGTATAACAAAATGATCTGCATGCCGCCCTATGCGTTTACAGGGATTCATCATTGGCAGATGAAACCGGAAACTGGAGTGATCGAGAAGGGTGATCTACTCCTGTCCGGTACGGAAGAGCAAGTTTACATGGTTCACGGCAAATGGTGGGATCAGGGTTGGTTGCAGGATTTAGTGCCAACAATGGCGGGATATTGGCTCGATGAAGGGATTAGTGAAAGAGGGCAAGGCCGAACACATAATGCAATTAACTCTTTACTCGGACGCTTTCGTAACCTGTTAACAGAAGGAGATATGTCATGGCTAACGTTATTACAAGAGGGGGCGGTTTCCTTACCCTGACAGGCATTGACACAGATTTTGTCTGGAGTGATCTGTGGCCGAATGCAACTGGCGGTGTTCCAATACAGAGCATCGACTTTGTGATCGGGGCTGCGGGAGACAAAGTTGTTATCAGAGAAGGATCGCTAACAGGTCCGATAATCTTCGGAAGTGATGCAGGCATTAGCAGGCAGAAGTATTTCGAGGGTCAACCTGTGCGGCCCTGTATGGACGTATCGGAGGGAACGTACAATGCTGCCGCAGCGGTAATCATTCACATAGGATCGAAGTAATGGGAACAATACCTCAACAAGACACCTTTTTAGATAAGTTGCATCTAAAGCGTGTGCTAGAGCGCAGCAATGCTGATCTTGACAAGATTGGTCAAGCGCTGCGTGATGGTGATATGGCTGATCTGCGCAAAATTCTGGCTAAACATTCCAGACAGATACAGATGGTTTTGCTTGCCGAGGCTTGCGAGCTGCATGACAGGCAGCAATTAAACTATCTGACTCAGCGAAATTTAGATCGTTACGAGCCAAAAACAAAACATATTCAGCAGCAGACTCAGGTGCTTGAAGAAGTACACCTGATTGTTTCTGAACTGGAGGCCGTACCAACGGATGAGTTACTCGAGAGAGCCAGAGCAATCTCAGGACGTAGAGAAACTAGACAGCTTAGAATTATCTCTGATTGAACAGGTTCTCAAAGATCGGGACCCCGACCAGTATTACCAATATAGGATCGAGCCATATTTGGACGATCCTATTTCTTTTTGTAGGGAAGTCCTAAACTTTGAACCTATGGCCGAGCAGATTGAAATGCTCAAGGCTGTTGCAGAGCATAATCATATAAGCGCCCGCTCCGGTAGGGGGATTGGCAAGACCAGGACGCTAGCTTCTGCAATGTGGTGGTATATGTGTACGCGGCCTCATTGCGTTATCCCCTGTACCGCCCCCACGGAGAATCAACTGCGAGACGTATTGTGGGCAGAGCTGGCACGGCTGCAACGTAGCATGGACACTTATTTTGCCGATCAATTCCACCTGACGGTGGATCGCTTCTTTCATCTTGAGCATCCTAAGACTTGGTATAGTGTTGCGAGGACAGCCAGGAAGGAGAATTCCGAGTCATTTCAGGGATTTCACGAGGAAAACATGCTCTTCATCTGTGATGAGGCTAGTGGTATCCCCGATGAGATATACGATGTTATGGAAGGCGCAATGACCGACAAGCGCAATAGCAATAAGGCGATCCTGGTAGGCAACCCGACTAGGACTGTTGGTTATTTCCATGCGTCTCACCATGAGTTTGCGGATAAACCCTGGAGGAATTTCCATTTTAGTAGTGAAGAATCAGAATTGGTCAGCGAGCAATGGTTACAGACTATGGGTGAACGCCCTGGTGGTAAATCCTCCAACTTTTATCGGGTTCATGTAAAAGGTGAATTCCCGATTGAGGACGAATCAACCGTGATACCTAGACCATGGATAGACGCAGCAATAGATAGAAAGATTAACTACATTCGACCACTTTCAGACAGACCTATTGATTCAGTCGGCGTTGATGTGGCTGCGGGTGGTGATTCCAATACCGTGTTCGCTTTCGTCAAGGGCGTTAAGGTACTAGCCCTCGCAGTTTTTGAGAAAGAAGATACGATGATCTGTGCAGGCAGGATTGCAGGTATGACTAGGCGTGGACCGGATATGTTGAACTTAAAGTCAACACGGCTGCGACCCATACCTGCAGACCTTATCCGAATGGACGTAATCGGAGTTGGCATAGGTGTTTATGACCGCCTGATGGAGCAAGGGATTGATATTAACGGTGTTGACGTGCGTGAGGCTTCATCAGATTCCACCTTGTTTATAAATCGCAGGGCAGAGCTGTATTGGAATCTCAGGGATCGCTTTGAGGAAGGCAGCATTAGTATCCCGAATGATAAGCATTTGATTCGGGAGCTGTCTAATTTGCGCTATGAGCTAGATAGTCGTGGCCGTGTTCAAATCTGGAGCAAACAGCGCATGAAGAAGGAGAACATACCGAGCCCTGATAGAGCGGAAGCGGTAATGCTGGCCTTTGCTGATTACTATCCAGAGGAAAAGACCAAGAAACCCAAGACCTTTACACAGAAATGGATTGACACGACGAACAAGCAAGAGACTGAACAAGATCCCTGGCTTGACTACGCCAAAAAGAACCTGAAAGAAGTCGCTGGCGGTGACTTTCTTTACGACGATGATGAATTCGCAGGATTCCGATGGTGACAATACAGATATTACATGCAGGTGGGTTAGTAGGTGCGGGGATTGTAGTTTCTATAATCCTCATTTTTTTTGGCTTTTGGCTCGGGCGTAAAACCCAAGGCGAAGCGCTTCTACCTCCAATGTTTGAAGGTGAGCCCAAAATGCCGGAAATGGACGTTTTTGAGCGAGCCCAACTACCTCCAGAAGAGGGGGGCTATTCGGACGAGGAGCTACGTGATATGGCTCGTGCAAGACCATACGAAGGGATACACTAATGGAATTGCTCAAGGAAATCCAAGAGTTTCATAAGGTTCAACCAGTACCAACCCAAGAACTCCAAGTAGCTTGTTGTGTCTGCAAGATGTGGATAGGCAATGCTCTAACATCGGAGCTTGATGTGCCGATTAAGGGTAGCATGTTCTACCATCGGCCCGGAACAGAGTCCCTGGAACTACCCGGCGATGATGCAATGGGTATGGATCTTCTTTGTCCGTTTTCTAAAACCGATGATCCGGCTGATTTGCATCTATTTGTGGCGCACCTTCCTTTTCGTGAAATCGACGCTGACACGCTCGATTTATACAGGAGCAATGTCAAGTACCTAATTGAGCCTAGAGGGGCTCAGATCGAAGAAAATGAGGCTCAGGATGGCATTTGTCCGTGTGGCTGCGGGGGGGAAGTTAAGGAAGGCAAGATTTATGCTGCGCGGGGGTGTAATCAGAGACATAGGTGGAGGAGAAAGTAAAAATGGCTACGGCAACTGATACTCAGGGCAAACCGATTATCCGCAATCGTGACGAGATAGAGAAGCAGCATGTAACTTCATTGCTGCCGAAGGAGGGAGAGAAGAATGTTGGTCATGCTTCCTTCGCAATCTTAGAGGCGGTGATTGAGGACAAAGAGAAAAAGCGGCTGCCGCAAAAGTGGTACAGGAACTATGAAATGTACCGCAATCATCATTGGAGATCAGGCGCTTTCGCTCCCATTCCTCTTGCTTCCATAAGTCTCGTATCAGCTCACGTAGAACGGACGGTGAACCTACTCACCGATAATAATCCTACATTCGATGTTATCGGGGAGGATGAGGAAAAGGCTTCGAGTTTGCAGAAGATGGCTCGTTATTGGTGGAACGAAACGGAGCAGCAAGACATTTTTGGTGATTCAGTCAAGATGGCCGAGATCAATGGTTCCGCAATCGAGAAGGTTATCTTCAATCCCGCCCTAAACAATGGCCTGGGTGAAGTAGAAACCATTAACATTGATCCTCACAATTTCGGATTCTGGCCGCTGAATGAAAAAAATCCAAGAAAATGGGAGGCAGCTCTCCATTACTTTACTATGCCGCTTAATCAGGCCCGGAGACGATGGCCGAAGAAAGCAGATCAAATAAAAGCCGACGAGGAATGGAAAGAGCAGCTCGGAGAGAAAAGGCGTGAAATTGTAGGCGGCTCTGCAAGGCCAATACCGAAAGCAGGCATGGGTGATTTCGCTCGTAGTCGTGCCTTTATTCATGGCAATCCAGCGCTCTTGAGTGTCATGGGCCGTGGTGATGAAGTATTGATTGTGGAACTTTGGGTTAAAGATTATTCGATGGTTCAGGAAGTCACTAAACCTATGGTGCAAGAGCTTGATGTAGATTCAGGCATACTGGCAGAGGTAGAGCCCGAAGAAAAACAAGTCAGACCTAAATATCCCGGCTATATCCGAGTAGTAACTACCTGCAATGGTGGTGATTTAGTGCTTTCAGACAGACCTAACCCGAGCATCAATCACAGTATGCCATTAGAGCAAATATCACAGACGTTTCTATTTAATAGATTCCCCTTCACCCTTACACCTTCTGTCAAAGATCCTGTTACACCGTGGGGGTACTCTAGCATTGAGCAACTGGAACAGCTCAACATCGAGATAGACAAATGTATTAGCCAGCTCAATTACATGAAAGATCGTGTCTCTCGTTCACCGCTTATCAATCCAAAAGATACCATGGTGGACAATGCTGATTTCACCAACGCCGCCAGGATCGTCAGACCGAAAAACAGTATCGTTGCCAAATCTATCAGGTACATGGATAGCCCGCCTGTCCAGACTGATATTCATAATATCCTCACTATCTATCGAGAGCTGTTTGATAAAGTCGCCGGGACTTTCGATCTCACAGATCCTCAGATAATGAAAGGCCGCCTCGCCTTTAAGTCCATTGCTGCCATTTTAGAGAATATGCACACTCTAATCAGGGGCAAAATTAGAACCTATGGCCGGATGATTAGAGATCGAGGCAGAATGTATATCTCGCACGTTCAAAACTGGTACACAGAAGAGCGCTTCTTTTTCTTAGAGGAAGATGGATTGCCGATACAGGGCTCTTTGGTTGGGCCTGAATCAATTATGCCTCACCATTTCCAGGTGGTTGCAGGATCTACCATGCCTACCTCTCGCCTGCAGAGACGTGAGGAGGCTATGGAATTATTTAAGATGGAAGCCATTGGAGTGCGAGAGTTGCTGGAAGCGCTTGAATGGCCTGACAGGGCTAACATAGCAACTAAGATGGAAATGGGTGTTGTCGGGCCGCTACTGGAGCGCATGCAAGCTCTAGGTGTTGAGCAACAGGTATTACAGATTGTTCAGGAAGTATCGCAAATGGATGAGTCAACATATAACGCCTTGGTGCAGCAAGTTAAAGAGCTGCAGGGTGAACAGATCCAAGAACAAGGCCAAATAGAAGGAGGTGGAGGAAACCTTGCCGCTGTATAGCTACAAGTGCGAATCTTGTGGCTATGAATTCGATGCTGTTAATAAAATAGCAGACAGAAATTATCAGACCTGCAGCCGTTGTGAAAGCCTGTGTGAAATACAGATCACAGGCTTTTTTAATAAGAGATCGGATGCTAAATGGATTCAGTCTGTTAACGGCTTTCTGAATGACCCCGAATTCGTAGCTCAAGGCCGCCAAAGACATATAGAGACGAGAGAGCAATACCGCAATCATATCGAAACGGTTTATTCCGATCCCGACCCCAGGGTTAAAGCTCTCAAGGAAGAGTATTTAGATAGGAGCTAGCCATGCCAAAACCAAAAGCCGGGGAAAAGCGTAGTAAATTTGTACCCCGCTGTATTAGGGCCATTCGCAATGAAGGAGATAAGCGCCCTACCAGACAGGTAGCGGGTAAATGTTTCGGTATTTACGATACTTGGAAGAAGAAGGGGGGGAGATAATAATGGCAAAAGACAAAAAGACAACTGAGGGCGTTTCCACACAAAAGCCAGGGGAAAAGCCGGGAGAAGGTCGGCTGCAGAAAGTCGATGAACAACAAAAGAAAGAGGGGAAAGTGCCAGTTGGTCAAATTCAACGAGGGCTAAAGCCGGGTGATGTTGATGTGCAAACTGGCAAACCCAAGCCGGGTAGGTGGGGGAGGCTCAAAGCGTTTGCAACTAGAAAAGAGGGACAACCCATGCCTCGAGGAACAATGGGAGAGCGAGCTGCGGCCATCGGACAGGTAGCTAGGAGGGGTTTGGGGGGTACAGGCGAGGCAACAAGACCAGGGGGTATCCTCAATATAGAGAAATTGAGAGGTGAATCAAGGGGTCCATCAACGCCTAGTGAGCCCGGAGGTGGAAAGTCAGAGATTACTAAGTATAGAGAAAGAACTGCTGCCGATATTGAGTCTATCCCCGAAAAAGCTCGCAAAAAGATCCCGAAAGAAGTAGGCGCTAAATTCACGGCTGGCGAAAGACAGGGAGCTGGCAAGGGTGTAGCAGTTACAAGAACCGCAGCGGCAAAAGAGCCAACTAAATCTGAAGAGGGTAAGGTGACTGACCGTGGATCTTTAGGTGGATTCAAAGCAACTGGAGAGCCAAAGAAAGAGCCAGAGCCAAAAGTAATAACCAAAACCAGAACCATAACCAAGACCAGAACCGTGAAAGAAAAACCGAAGAAAGAAATGAGTTTATGGGAAAAAATTAAGGCTGGAGCTAGTGCCGCTGCAACCAAAGTGGGAGAGGTTGCGAGTGAAGCCAGCAAAGAAGCATTGAGGGAGCAAGAGAGAGCAAGAAAGATCCAAGGTGGAGAAGCTGGCACAAAGAAACAAGCGAAGCAAGTTGGTAAGGCAGCCGAAAAAGCACTCGTACCTAAATTTGAAAAACCAACAAGAATAAAAAAGAAGGATTACAAAGGTTCACCAGATGTGCCAGCGGGTCAAGAAGCAAGAAGCAAAAGGGCCAGAAAAAACCTGATGAAACGACGAACAGACGAAGAAAGAAAAGCAAGAGAGAGAGCTGAGAAAAGGAGGTAATAACAATGCCAAAAGGAGTTGGATACGGTGGTGATGAAGTTAGCTCAACCACCAACAAGAAAGTAATTACGAAAAAGGCTGTGCCACAAAAGAAATACTCAACGGCAGATCCTCCCATTCATCCCCAAACTCCAGCACCCACAGGTATCCCTTCACGTCCAAAGGGAAATTCGCCCGAAGCTATAGCTGAATTTCAGAGACAGGTTGCTGCATCTGGAGCTGATGAAGCGACACAACGCGACATATTGAGAGCTGCGAAAGTGCCGCTATCTGGAACTGGTATCTCTTCCACTCCCCCCGCCGAAACACGGAAGGGACTAGGAATGCGGCCCGATGAAATGACTAAACCAACGGCAAAAAAAGACGGCGTTGGCATTCGTGATAAGCAGAAAACGGATTCGGTTGACCGCGCTCTTCAACAAAAAGTAAAGCGAGCTGGTGAGCTGCAACGTGCAGGCCCCGCCGGGAAGGAGACAAGGAGAAAAGAAGATGCAATGAAGGCGGGTGGTTTTGCCCCTGCTGAGATAAATGCTTTCAAAAGCATGGAAGAAGAAAGGCTCTTGCGTAAGAGGAAAAAAGAACCAGTATTTGAAACAGAACAACCAGGACCCTGAATGAAAAGGAGTTAAGCAAATGGAAGATGTAGAGAAGATCATAGAGGACGCTAAAGAGCATGACCACGATGCCGGGGTTTCGTCTCTCCCCGAGGAGGACACCCATCAACTCGATTTCGATGATTATGAAGCCGAGGATCTGTACCCGAGTGACGACTCGCTAAAAGCGGAGGAAGATACAGATTCAGAAGGTGAGCTACTCGAGATTGAACCAGAGGCAGAGGATCAGCCTCCCTTCCATGAACACCCGCGCTGGCAAAAATTGTTAGCCGAGAGGGACGACCTGCAAGGCAAGCTCGAAACTCTTGAGGGTGATGTTGAAGGCTACAGGACCCTAGAAGATCGCATAAATCAAAGGTTCCAATTATACGAGAGAGAGTTGGATAGATACCGCTTTATGCCTGAACACACCGTCCCCCAGGAGCAGCCCGATCCCTTCGCTACGATTATGGACAAAGAAGATAGCGAGATCGTCGAGCAATTCCAAGAGGACCCCAAGGGTTTTCTTACAGGTTTCGGTGAGAGTATCCAGAGTCAGGTTATGAGGTCGGTAGATGAGCGGAACATCGTTGCAGAGACAGACAAAGCCCTGCAATATGGCCTTGAGCATTTTGCCGAACAGCATGAAGATTTCATGCCATTGGTGGAAAGCGGAGAGGTTGCTCATTTTATTCAGATGAATCCTATCCACAATGCTATCTCCGCATATTGGGCCATTAGAGAATCGAGGGATCAAGGTGGCTCAGACCATGAAAGGGAAGCGCTGGAACAGCAAATAAGAGAGGATGAGCGCAATAAAACGCTCGCATCCATAAGGGCAAAACAGGGCGCTGAAGTTCTCGACGGTAGTTCTTCTGTAACTCCAGTTGGGTCCGGCAGCGCCGTTGAGCCCGAATTGCAGGATACTGCAAGGCATGGGGGCAAGCGCTCAGTAATAGCCAGCCGCCTTAAAAGATTTAGGGAGCGGCTTGGCTAGGAGGTTCCAGTATGGCGCTTACGAGAAGTGAGCTGGAATCTATCACTCGAGATCATTGGGTAACTGATAATGGGAAAGCGTTTGACAACTATTTCACGTCAAACTACCTGATCTTTCGGGTTATGAAAAAACCGAAATATCGTCCCGCTGGTGGCGTTCAGATCAAAGTGCCGTTGACCTATGACCGCCTGACAGGTGGATCATTCGATGGTACGGATCAGTTCGACGTTGCCCGCAAGGATATTATCAATTCTGCGCTGTTCGATTGGCGGCACTACTATGTCAACGTCACAATCGTTTGGACCGAGGAGTTGGAGAATGCAGGTCCCGAGGAAGAGGTTGATATGGTGCTGACTAAGCTCGACAATGCGCAGGAAACTATCCGGTGGGATCTCGGTGACGGACTCTACAGCGATGGTTCAGGGAATGCAAGCAAGGATTTGGATGGCTTGGAGGCCCTGTTTGACCCTGTAACTTCAACCCCTTATGGCGCAATAGCAAACGACGACATGCCAACATGGAGCGCCGGAGTAGATACTACTGCGGAGCCGTTGACGAGTGCTGTTCTTCGTGCCATGAGGACCGCTGCAAAGATCGGTGATGGCTCGAATGACAAGCCGAAGCTAATTGTGACGACTGATGATCTGCTGGATAGTTGGTTGAACCAACTGCAAACTCAGCAACGTTTTCAGTCACCACAGGCAGCCAAAGCTGGTTTCGACGGTGTGTTTATGATCGACCAAGCAGAGATATTCAGCGACGGTAAATGCCCCGCTGGTAATTGCTATGCTTTGAATGATCGGCATTGGGGATTCGCGGTACATCGAAGCGGTATGTTTGTCAGGACCGCATGGAAGGTCCCCACGAATCAGGCCGTGAAAAGCATGCAGATTCTCTGGAAGGGCAACATGATCTGCACCCGGAGAAACAGCCATTACAAGCACAGCAACTTGACCTAAACATCTATCTGGCGGAGTGGGGCGGCGCGAATCGCCCCAACGCCAAGGAGACAGGATATGCCAGTAAATCAAACTGGAAGTAAGTACGGTTACGAAACCACAACCGGGCTCGTTATTCAGCAAGGTTTGTTCGAGGAATCCGAGGACCAGAAGCACAAGATAGATACTTGTGTGAAGCTGGCTGATGGTAGGTGTTTTCACTACGCCCAGGCTGGCGCAGTTGCTCTGAGTGCTGGAAAACTCAACAAAGCAGTTGAAACTCCAACGGGCCATGAGGACGTTGCGGTTCTTGCTGATGTTGCCATAGGCGGCAAGCTAGTCACGGTAACTGAGGGTGGGACCACACCTGTAACCAAGAATCAGTATGCCGAAGGCTATCTCTCGCTTCGCTCGGGTACTGGTGTAGGTCAGATGAGGAAGATCAGGAGTCACCCGGCTGCTGCGATAGGTGCAACCGTCGAGCTGACACTCTATGATCCGTTTACCACAGCGATAGTCGCTGCGGATACGGCGGATCTCATCTACAGCCCCTACCAAAGCGTTGTTGAAAACGCAACCCTGGCTAATCCGGTTTCAGGAGTACCGCTGATTGCAGTACAGGCGAGTTACTTTTTCTGGAACCAAACCTTCGGACCAGCGAATGTGCTGAATGATGGCGGCACAGCACTCGGGACGTTACTTGTGCCTGATGCTAGTGTCGCTGGTGCTGTTGAAACTGCTGCTGCTTTCACAGGCCCGATTGTTGGATGGGCCATGATAGCGCAAGTAGGCGCAGACTATGGCGCTACGTTCCTCACAATCTGTCCGTAAACAAACAGGTGGGGGGGATTCTTGTCCCCCCCAAATCTCCTCACTTCGTTTCACCGTCCTGGCGGTGTGAATTACGCCCTAAACAAAGGGCAGGAGGCAATTAAAATGGCGAATACTTTTGACATACAGAAGATCACTCATATTGGTGACTTCAGAATGACGATTACACAAGTCACAGGTGATGGTAGCACTACCGCCATTACCGCTACCGAGCTTGGCCTTGCCAAAATTCGGTTTGCATGGCTGCAGGATATTGACGATGGTGCTGCGCTCGGCATTGCATCAATCACTACCGACACCCTCACTCTCTCCGCAGCCATTGGCAATACACAAAACCAGTACGTTTTTGCGTTAGGCTGGTAACAATACCGGGGGGGCTAGTCCCCCCTTTTCGGAGGAAGAAATGGGAGCGAATCTATTTACCTTGAGAAAATTTGTTCGGCAAGAGATCGACGATCCGGCTCCCCTGAGAAAGCCTGGGCCAACGATCAGCTTCCAGCATGACGGTGGCTTTAATCAGACTACGAGCTTTCAGGATTCGTCTGAGGATTTTGTGACACTAGGGATCGTCGTGGGTGATGTGATTTTCAACCTCACAGATGGTGGTTCTCTGGCTACTATCAGGGCTATTACCAGTAACATCGGTACGAATGATGTGCTGGAAGTAGATTCAATAGATGGCGGGAATCAGAATGAGTACAACCCGAATGATATTTGCTATCTCTATGATCGCCATGCGCAGAAGGGGCTAGACGGTACTCGATTCATAAACTCCGAAATCCTCGATGCAATCAATCAAGCGCAGAAACAGGTAGCGCGGAAATTTGGTGGTGTTCAAAAGACTGACTATCATCAGGATATTAAGGTTCAGACCAAGATCCCGATTGATAATCTAGTTTCAACCTTGCTTGTGGAGGAAACCGTCACAGGTGCAAACAATGGATATACTGCCGTCATTGAATATCAGGCAGAGGATTTCTTTGTCGTTGAAGATTTCAGGGATGCTACTGGTACGTTAGACGATACAGCTCTCTTTGAGGACAATGAAGTAATTACAGGGAATACAAGCGGGGCTACGTGTCAGATAAACAGCCCTGATACCAGCGGCGCGGTCCCGCCCGCCCTGCAGGGATATAGTGTCAACAATTTTAATGTCGGACAGAATTTACCTACCGATCTCAAATCCCTTGTAGCTGCCTACTATTTAGACCCAAGCAATCAGCGCTATGGCCTGGGTAAGCAATATATTGAGGAGCATTTTCGCTATCCTCGATCTACTGGAGAGCCTATTACTGCGGCTCCTTGGCAAGATAGTAATCGTATATGGCTCTGGCCCAACAGATCACCAGGAGGGGTAAATAATATCCACCTAATCTATTGGGCGTGGCCTGCTGATCTTGCGGCTGATACAGATGAAACAGACCTAGATGTTCTTTACGAGCGGCTCTTAATTTTGTTGTCTGCAAGGATTCTGGCTGGACACATGAGAGACGAGGAAATGATTTCTCGAATCATGCCTGAGTTGCAAGAGGAACAATTCGATGTAATGACAACGAAAGACGATGAGCCAAGACATTTCCGGCAAGAAATTCCTTGGGATCTTTATGAGGATGGTGATTACTTCTCGGGCCGAGGTAGGTATATATGATAAAGCGCACAGACAGTCAATTCAAGAACAAATTCGGCAAATTGGTTAAGGGTATAAGTTCCTTTCTCTTGGAGAATGAACAGCTCTCAGACATTCTCAACATGCTTCCCGGCTATGAGTGGCGGCAGCGCAAAGGCCAGAGTGAATTAACCACGACTGAAATAGCTGCCAATCTTGAATTCAAGAGTATGTTTCACTTCTCGCAGCTTAATCAGCCTGGAGATTACATTCTGGCCCATGTGTCTGATCCTGTAAATGGTGATCGCATTATGAGAGCTTCTGCTCTCCCGCCTGCAACTGGCGTTACTTGGATTGACGAATACCAGCTTACTACCGGGGCTAATCCAGCGCAGTTTTGTCAAGTTGGCGATGCTGTACTCATTGCCGACGACAATGAGTTTCTTATCTGGCGTGGCGAATCTCAATACGCTACTGGTGTTTGGGTCTATGATTCGTCAGCTACTCAATACATTGACTATTGGGATGAAATGACAGATGGGCGCACGACGACCATTCTAAATTTAAGCAGCTTTCCCACGGCAGATCGCGTTCACATAATGGCGGATAGCCCAATCAATAGAATTATCGTGACCGTGGGGAATACCAATAGTGCTGCAGCCGTTCTTTCAGTTTTCTCCTATCAATCAGGGGGATACACCGCAGTAGCAGGGCTCGTTGATGGTACGAGCGTTACCGGGCGCTCTCTCTCCGTCTCTGGCGAGATTACCTTTAACCTAACAGGAAATGAAGAACAGACTATCATTGATGGGCAGGGCGGTTTTGTTGTCTATCTAACCTGGAACAACGTGCTTGATGCAAGCTGTGATCTTACTGAATTGAGGGTAGAAACCGAGTGGGGTCCAGTTCAAGACGTATGGGATGGAGATAGGATAGATCCTTCTGGAGCTTATGTAACTGCTGACGATGTGACCTTTGAAGATTATTGGGCCAAGGTTTTGAATACCGCAGTTTCAGACTACCTCGATGCAGGCGGTCTTGTAACGGCGGGATATGTCTATGTCGGTTTTGACAGACAGGTAAATGCCATTGATTTCTGGCCCGATGTTGATAACGCACAGACAAATAATTCAAGCGTTACCTCCGTCCAGTATTGGTCGAATACTGGAGCCTGGACAGCGGTAACAGGCTTGGTAGATACCACGGAGGCGAGTAATTCCTCATGGACACAAAAGGGAAGTATCGGCTGGACCCAAGTAGATCAAGATGTAGAGAAAACCGTGATAGTAGCTGGCGATATTAACCCCTGGTACTGGTATCGAATCACATGGGATGCAAATTTCTCTGCAGAGGCAAGAATTTATCGAATCACAGGTGTTGGATCTCCCCAAAGAATTGATTCTTCCTACGGAGTGCAAGCCTGGAAGCGCAGAGCTTGGCAGATTGCTCCGCTTAGAAGAGCGAATCAGTTGCGTTTCTCGGCTGATGGTTTGCCGAGTACCTGGAATGGGATTGATTCTGGCTATGTAGCCTTCGGTGAAAGGCCCGCCCGAGCTGCGTTGCCCTTTTTTAATGAGCTGGTGATCTGGTGTGACCGTGAGATGTGGATGTTACAGGGCGACCAGCCAGCTAATTATGGTCGCATGAGATTGAGTGCCAGGGTAGGCATTGATGCTCCTCATTCTGCAATAGCCATAGAGAGCGGGGTAATTGACCAGCGAAACATACGTCGTATTACTCTGGCATGGTTCTTTCAGGCCATTTGGTTTTTTGATGGAATCAGGTGGTGGATAATTTCCTCTCCAGACATAGATTCATTTTTTGATCCCGAGCATGAAGATTATATCAATCCGGATTTCAATGACAGAACTTACGGTGAGTATGACATTGAAACTGAATGCGCTTATTGGGTGGTTTACAGCGGTGCTAATCAGACTACACCTAATAAAGTCCTGGTCATGCACATTCCAACATTACAATACTCCATTTATCGGTACGCCACTCCGCTCTCGAGCATTCTTTCGGCTTTTAATAAGCGTTTCTATTTCATGGGCGGCGGGTACGATTCAGGGAAACATTACCTTTTGAATGATACCGACCAGGACGTTGATGCTACCGGGCAAGCGGTAGCCATTGATGCCTTTATGATTACAAAAGATGCGTGGGCTGCATACGATCAGGGATTGAAGCAGAGAGTTTTCAGCCTCGTTGTTGCGTCCCAGGATCAAGGTATGGTTGAGCTAGATGAATATCCAGATGGTTCTAAAACTCCGCAAGCGGCTGGCTCGATGAAACAGACCGCACTCGGCAAGACCTTAAAAGATGTGCAATGGACGCTCAAAGAATACCCAGGCCAGCTTACTACCAAGTTTAGAATCCGTCACCGCTCACTCAACGAAGGCTTTATCCCCTATGGATACAGCACGACTTGGGATCAGGATAGGAGCGAAGAGTAGTGAGCAAGCGGCGACCCTATATCTATCAAGATAGAGAATGGGCGGAGATAGCAGGCATAGAGGAGAAAGTTGATGTTCAGGGTGATGAAGTACCATTAAGCGAACTCGATCAGCCTTATCTTTTTGGCAACGATGAGGATGATACTTATCCCTCTTATGAAACTGATTATCCTGAATTGCCGCGCTATCCATTTCCCCCTCCCGACCCTATTCCGATTCCTGGCCCCTGCAATGCAGAAGATGGCTGTGGATTTGTAAATTTTGTAGATTTTCCCGAAGAAATAGAATGTGAAGATGAGTATTGGTTTAGAACTGTTCACTCAGTCCACGGCTGCGGGCCAGCCAATTTTGAAGATGCGTTTCTGACGTGGTGGATAGCAGAGGGTCCAGGGGAATTGATAGGTGCGGGGCATGGCGATCCTCCGGTTGGCGGCGTAGGTGTGAAATATAAAGCTCCTGAGAATAACGATGGAGCAACAGTCGTAATATGTGTCGCATCTAGTGATGGTTCTTGTAGCATTTGCAGAGATTTCAAGATTAAATGTAAGGCTTGTTGTGAAGAATTTGAAATCGTCGGGGCAGACACCGTGAATCCTGGCACGATTTGGAGCGGAGGTATAACGCCGCCGTGTCCTGGTGCAGAGTGTACCGTTACCAATAATTCCGGCTGTCCCATGGTTTGCTCAGTCAATCCACAGGGCTCAACGGTAACTGTTGGTGTAGGTGCGAAGAATTGCGGATCTTTTACGGTTACAGTAACGGAAGATACCTCAACACCGCAAAAACAAGAAGATAACTGCCCTGGTGAATCAGCTTCAAAGACTGTACGGATCAATGGCAATGGTGCTGGCTGGCGCGGTTGTGGTGGGGGAACTTACTTTTTGTGTAATGGTCCATTCTGTCATTGTACTTTCGTAGAGGGTGAAAGAAGGTGGTTTATTTGGATTGGTGCAGGGATATTCTGTGGGAGTTGCCTTACTCGTGCTTGTGTTGAGGCGGGTGATCTGAAGTGGGGGCCACAACAATTCTGTGCGGCTGCTTGCCCTGATTCAATCGTGCCGTGTGCTGGCGGTAGTCTATGGGGCGTGTCCCTTTTCTATTGGGCGAATCCAGATTGTGAATGTATATGAAAAAACAAAAGATCCTAGAATATATCGAATCATTCGATCCGACACATCTTTATACCGTGATCCAATTCTTTGAGTGGTTTAACTGTTGTGAAGATTTGATAGCTCCCATACAGGAACACCAAGATAGAAACATCAAAGAAATCGCAGCGATAAAAAGGAGAGCAAGGATACAGTTTGAAGCGGCTGGTATGCCGCTAGTGACTGACGAAGAACGCGAAGTCTATATGAATGCCCCTTGCATTGATAAAGTCGATGAGATGGGAGCGATCCCTGAAGGCGAAAAATATATACACGAACCTCAAAGACCTTTTGTAACAGTTGGCTTCTGTCCAAAATGCACTAGCAGAATGGTCGGAGAAGTAGTGCCGCTTTGTGAAACGGAAGAATCAGGCAGACATTTCTATAGTGAGTGTACTGCTTGCACATATTACACAGAAATTTTTAAGGGACGCAAAGGTAGATACATAGAAATGAAGGGGGAATAACAATGGCTGTATTACCTCAAGGTGATTATTCGACACAAGGGATAGTTGGTAGGATGCAAGCTGCTTTAGGCCCAACTTTTCGTCAAACTTCTCAGGCTGTCCGACAAGCTGCGGGCGGCGCAGCTCGACGAAGGGGTATATTCGGCGCTGCCGACATTGCATCACAGGCTACTCAACCTCTTGGCGCTCAGTTAGGTAGGGCTGCGGCATCGGCTGGAGTAGCTGGTGAAAAGTTGGGAGCGCAGTTTGAGCAGCAGGCAAGGGATTTGGAATTTCAGCGAGAACGATTATCGCAGCAAAAGGGTTTGGAGGAAGCTCGTCTTGCAGAAATAATGGCCGGAAGGCAACAGCAAGGCCAGCTCGCTATGTTTCCACAAACAGGTTTCACTCAGGAAATGTTGCAGAGCTTGGGCTACCCAGGCACTCCGCAAGATCCTTTCGGGCCTCAGATGGGTTTGAACCAATTCCAAAGGAGCCTTGAGGGTATGCAACGCCGTGACCAGCTCCCAGGTGTACCATTTCAACAAAGGGGATTTGGCGGACCAGGCGGCGGCATGAATGCTCAACAGAGTTTGATGTTATCAAGAATGTATCCTGGTTCTTCCCAAGCATTCAGGATGCAGCAAGCACAGAACTTGGGGCTCATGGGTGGTCCAATTCAGCCAGGACAATTCCAGAGGTAAAGGGGGTGAGAAAATGGCCGTTCAGAGGGTTATAGGTGCAGTAGAAGAACGGATGAGATCAGTAAGGCGACTCGAGAAAGAAGAGGATCGGAGGAGAAAGAAAGCCAGCGATAGGTCGTCTTTAATAAAAGCAGAAATAAACCGCCGAGGTCGGGGAGCTACCAAAAGAGCCTACGAGTTTGAAAAGCAACGAGAAAAGGACAGGTTAGTAGAGGATATTATACAAAGCATCGTTGCAGGTGAACCAACGGGTAGGTTTGCAGCAACGCAACCCGAGATCAGAAACTTTGCTATCTCTGAGGAGGAACAGGTGGCGCGGCCCCCAGGCGCTCCGGGCCGTACTCGTGGTGAGGAACTAGCCTACATCAAACCGTCACATCTTAAAAGATTGAGAGAGAAAGGTGTCAGGCGGGTAAGCATTGAAGGTGGGGGAATCTCACCGGACGCAAAAACGCTGAATACTTTAAGGCTCCTGCAGGATGGAAAAATACCAGTTGACGAGGGCGATCCCAATGAGCTTAGAGGACAACTTGGCAGATTAGGACAGCCCCCACCGCTATCTACTGACCAAGCGCAAGAGATAATGCAAACTGGCAGAATGCCAGAGCAAGCTCAAGCAGGTGGTCAGTCTATGAGAGCGCCCATATTTACAGGGGGACAGCAGGAAGATTTGCGAGGCTTATACGGTCAGTTTGAACCAACACCTCTTGAACAACCTGAGACTGATCTGACTCAATGGGCTCAACAGTATGTGGGTGAACCACAGGAAGCGACACCCACCGCAAATATACAAGCATTGTATCAACAGATGCAAGCAGAGGGTGGGGCCAAACAAAAACCAGCAAAGCTCATTACGGTCTTTAAGAAAGATGACAAGGCAGTAGGTCCCCGCACAATGAGAGTGCCTGATGTTGCAGGCCATCCTCCCCCTGGCTATGAATTCAAAGAGGAGAAAAAAGGCGGGACTATGAGTTTTACGGACGCAGAGGAAGAGCTTAAAAGGAGAAGTAGAGGTGGTGGTGGTGGAGGCATCGGTGGAGGCAGAGGAGCCCCGCTTGCTGAAGGTGATGAACGGCTAACACCTCCAGGCCCAGGTGCAACAGAGGAAGAATGGGCAAGGTACTATTGGGAGCTGGCGAGAACGAGACTAAAGGGAGCATCACCATCGCAGATCGCAGCCGAAGCACGTAGGCTAGCGACCCAAGGTGGAATGCAAATAGGATAGGGAACTATGCCCTTAGAAGATTTCTTTAGCCAATTCGAGCGCGACGAAACTACTGCGCAGCAGAAAGTAGCAGGCCGCTCAATGCCTGATCTTATTGAGCCCCCTGTCCAGGCAGGTACATTAGTGCTAAAGCGGCCTACTCCACCTGTGCGAACAGGTACTCAGTTGCGCAACCCTAACGTCGAGCAACAATTTCAAATTCTGGAGGCAGAGGAACAGGAGCGCCAAGATCCTACTGGTGCTGCCTTCCTCGAACAAATGTTAATTAGACGACCCATAGGTGGACTCATTCAAACCTATAAGGGTTTGATGCAGTTGCAGAGAGTTGTAAGCAAGCCCTTTGAAAAGTATGATATTAACGCTCAATTACGGACCAAAGTTGCAGACAGAGCAGTAGAGCATGCGGATAGATGGCTACAGCATCCGTGGATACAAATGCCGCAAGCATGGCGTGAGCCGATTGAATTTGCAGATATGCAGGAGGACGCTCACTTATCTTTTCAAGAACGAATAAACAAAGGCGAGCATCATTATTACGCCCAAGCAGCGGCCTGGAAAGATTCTCTTTCTAAAAATGCTCCGCGTCTCCTTGCCGTAACGAGTGAGGCATCAACATCAATGGCGATTGCCTATGGTGCAGGCTTTCTTACAGGTCAATACTGGCTCGGCCCTTTAATCTTAGGCATGGCCGAATCTGGCCCGCTAGCTGAGAGGGCTTTAGAGGCTGGAGTTGATCCTCATACGGCAGTAGGGATAGGTGTCGTTTCAACTGCCGTGATAGCTGCCCTGGAAATGTTACCAGTAGAAACGCTGCTAAGATATGGTGGAAAGCGCAGAATCATAGCAATGATTAGGCAGGGCGGCGCTGAAATGACCCAGGAATTATTGCAGAATCTTTACAGTAATACGGTTGAGCATTACGGATGGGATGAAACGCAAGAGATATGGGAAGGTGCTTTTGAAAGCGGAGTTTCATCATTCTTACTCGGGTCAGGAGCGGGTTTACTAGCTCCTGAGTATCAAGAACAAGCGAGAAAATTTGAAGAGTCAAAAGAGCCCCCCCCAATAGAGTTAACTGAGGCATTTGAAGAGCCAGCGATTGAACTTGATGAGCCAGCATTTCCACCTCACCCATTCAAGTTAGTTGACGATCCCGGTCTATACATAAGAGCAAGAAAAGATTCGCCTGTCTTTCTTTCATTTCGTGGCGCTACTATGAACTTGGAGAAGGCTAGTAAAGAAGTAGGCAGGCCGCATGAACTCGTTCAAATTACGAATGACAAAAATGAACCTATTGGTTGGGGTCTATGGTCTGCACCTGCAACCGTTCCTGAAGCTGGAGACGTACAGGGCGTAGAGCCTACACCGGAAGAAGAAGCAGCTCCCCCCACCATAGATCAAGAGATAGAGGATATAAGTGATGAAGAGATAGATGATCTCTTTGAACCAACAACCCCCGAAGGTGAAGCCCCCGAAGTCCCTCCATTATCTACACCAACTATCTCTGTCAAGTTAAGCGAAGTGCTTAAACAGACAGAGGAAAGTGTCATTAATGAATTCAACCTCGCATCATCGCCTGACCTTGATATAAATACGCCTGTTTCACCAGAAGGTGAGCTACATACTACTAGGCCGGATGGCACTATGGTCACAGTAGAGAATGCTACTGATGCAGAGCTGGAGGAAGTTGTCAGGCGCAGGAGACAGCAAGTTTTACAACTCTGGCCGCAATTAGGCAAGGGCTTGGGCGATGTTCCCATGTTGGTAAAAAGCCGCGTCGAATCTCTGATCCGAGCTGAGAATGAGATTGTCAGGCGCAGGGATGAAATCGAAGCTCCCGAGCCCACTCCCGATGTTGATTATGGCACACCTGCAGACCTGAATGTAGGCATGCTGACAGAAATGTTTCTGCAAAGGCTGAGAGAAGGCCAAACCGATCTTAACAAAGTTAAGTTACAGCAAATCGTGGCAGCACAGCTAGGCATTAGCCGGGGCGATCTCTTAGCAAGCGAAGGCTTTCTACACAAACCGATTGAAGAGGCGTTTGAATACGCCATTGTCAAGCGGGCCCGCGAGATTATCACCGAGCTAGGACACCCGACCATCCCTGCCCCCGCTATCTATGAACAGCTCAAGGCTCTCTATGAAACACAGCCACGATTGGCAACACGAACAGGGATTAGCATAGAGACTCAGCAATACTCTACGCCTGTTCATTTAGCTTATCTAATGCAGGTAATGACCGAGACTGATGGACAAACTACCGTCTATGAACCCACCGCTGGTACAGGCATGCTCCTTACCACCACAACTCCCGCAAGAGTGCTGGCTAATGAGTTAGTGCCTACCAGGGCAGACATTCTCAGGGACCAGGGCTTTGTGGTTAGTCAGGAAGATGCTCGTGGCCGTATAATAAATTCACCGTCCGAAGGTAGAATGGACGTGATGCTTGCTAATCCTCCCTTTGGAAGTCAGCTAGCCGTAACTGTTGAAGATGTGAGGATAATGAAACTAGAGCATCAGATCGTTATGGATGCTCTGTTGGCTATGAAAGATGATGGCAAGGCTGCTTTTCTGATCGGAGAACATACAATAAAGGAAACGCAAACCGAGCCCACACGAGCAAGAAAGAACTTTCTCAACTGGCTTTACAGCAATTATAATGTCATTGCGAATATAGAGATCCCTGGTAGTGAGTACGCTAGACAGGGTACAACTTTTAATGTAACATTACACGTAGTCGATGGGCGTTTGGCCGAAGTGAATCCCAACCTCGGTTGGTGGACAGCTTTCGATCAAATGTTAAGGGTCCAGAGCATTGATGAGCTTGCGCCCATTGCAGAGGAGATTGGCCGTGGCAAAGAAACAACAGGAAGAGAAATTCTGGCTCCCCCAGGAGTTGAAGAAGTACCCCCTAGCGGTGAAGTTGTTGGGCCTCCTGTTGCCCCCGAGCCAGAAGGTGTCGAAGAAGAATTACCTCCAGCTCCACCGCCAGAAGTTCCAGAGCCTACTCCAGAAGCAGAGCCAGGTGTCGGACCCCCGCCTACTGTTGGAGAACCTACTCCAGAACCCATACCAGGACCCCTACCCCCTGGAGTCGAGCCCGAACCTGTGGGACCTGCAGGAGAACCTGGAGGAGAACCACCCGGAGTTGTTCCGCCCGCCGTTCCTGATGAACTTGTACCTGAACCGGAAGTTGAGCCTGAAAGACCTGAAAGAGAGCCTGGACCTCCAGAGCCAGAGCCCACCCCCGAGCCCGAACCAGTCGAAGTCGGCGCTCCAGAGATTGCACCTGTCGGAGTACCTGGAGCTGAGTCTCCCATAGAACAAGACATTAGGACTGTCACCGATGAAGATTTGGATGATATGTTCGGTGAACCTGATGGCCGCCCCGAAATCCCCCTGTCCCCCGAACAAGAAGATGTACCCCCTGATCGTCCTGATGATGTAAATGAAACACTCAAGGGTAATGATCTGAATCAAAGGTGGGATGAATACTTTGAGCAAGTTGCTACCTTTTGGACAGGTCGCCCCGCTCCCGAGCCAATAATCACCGAAGAGATCAAGCCTCTTGGCGCTGGTGAAAGTCTGCTTGATGCCATTGAAGAAACTGGCAAGGCCGGAAAAGAGTTAGCCAAGGGCCTGAATACTTTATTCGGCGGCAAAGACCCGAGCCGTGTCAGCATGGGCTTTACTTTTGATGAGGAGACTTACGCCCAGGCGAAGCCTCATTTTGATGCAGCCTTGAAACATGCCTTACAAGCAGGGCTGAGTCTAAGGCAGGTAGTCGATCAACTCATTGCGAAATATGGCGATGTGATTAAGCCCTATCTGCGCAGGTGGATTGAAGAAGGACGTGAGCGCAAGAAGATCCAAAAGATCCATGAAGATGAATATCAAGTAACCTACATACCAAAATCACGCGGGCAGATCGTTGACGAAACCATGATGCCACGCATGCAGCGCCAAGCCGTGAACCAAGCCCTCGATAATCTCGAGGAAAGAATCGGTGATATTGATGAATTTGTAGCCAGGGAAATGCGCTTTCCCTCGGTTGAGGAATTATGGAATCATCCTGATGGTAGGTCGCGTTTCTCTGCAGATCAGATAGATGCGCTCGCTCTTGCCATTGACAATTTGAAGAACGGCAAGGCAATGATCGTTGGTGATGCTACTGGAGTAGGCAAAGGCCGAGTAGCTGCAGCGATTATGGATTGGGCTCGCTGGCATGGACACATTCCGATTTTCTTTACTGAGAAAGCGACTCTCTTTACAGATATTTATCGAGATATGATTGATATTGGCCGTGACTTTAATCCCTTTATCATGGGTGCAAGAGATAAGGGAACGATTGTTGATAAGGAAGGCAAGCTAATATATCAACCCTTACCCGATACAAAGCGCAGAGCTTTCTTACAGCGCCTTGCAGGGGCAGGAACCCAAGCAGAAGCCCAAGAGATGTTGAAGGATGCTGGTTACGATATGATCGTGACCACGTATTCACAGATTCAAGCACCTGGGAACCTACAGCAACAAGTAATCCAAAGACTTTCTCCAGGCAATTATATGATATTGGATGAAGCGCATAATGCCGCTGGTGATTCTAATACCGGGGCGTACATGCGAGAAACCCTTGATAGAGTTGAGGGTGTAATTTATCTATCAGCTACCTTTGCCAAACGTCCTGATACGCTTTCGCTCTACAGAAAAACCGACATTAGCAAAGCGAACATGACTCACGAGGAGCTGGTGCATGCCTTAACCGCTGGTGGTACTCCATTACAGGAGATTTTATCAACTGCATGGACTAAACAAGGTCAATACATCAGGCGTGAGAAATCATTTCGCGGTATAAGCATGCCTGTTAAATTCGACACGAAGAATAGAGAACGAGACGAAGAGCGTTCCGATACCATGACGTTCCATTTGAGAGGCATGGTTCGGTTTGACAATAAGATGGCTGCCTTATTTGCTCATTGGAATGGCTTGTTAAAAACAGCATTACGCAGAGGTAAGGATGATTGGCTGGACTATATTACTGATCCCGATCTGTTGCATTTCATAAATGTAACTGGCATTGATCCGAGTTGGGATATAAGAAGTGGGAGATTTGTTGCCTCGAGTGTCAGCAAGACAACCTTTGCGGCCAAAGTACATAACGCTGTCAGGCAATTACTGTTTTCAATCAATACTGAATTCTCAATAGAGGAAACCAAAGAAGCTCTTGCAGAGGGCAGGAAACCATTCATTGCTGTCAGTAATACCATGGGAACATTCTTCAAGGAAATGGTGAACCTGGGTGAGATTAGTGAAGGCGATCCATTTAAGTTTTCTTACAATGATTCCCTGCGTATCCACCTCAATAGAATGCTAAACATCAGAGTGACAGATACCAGGGGCAATAGTGACGTTATTGATTTTGACATAGATGCCTTGCCGAGTGACTTTGAACGTGACTTTAACGGCATGCAGGAGAGAATCGCAGAATCATTTACTGACTTACCTTTGAGTCCGATTGATATGATGCGAGAAGAGCTAGCAAAGGTTGATACGGTTGATCTAAACACAGGCAAAACACGCAAGGTAGTTGTAGATGAGATAACCGATAGGGATTTCCGTGTTGATACAACTGATCCTCTGTTCCCGAAGCTCAAGTTTAGGCGCGGAACTGAAAAGTCACGTAGGAATCAGATAATCCGAGACTACAATAACGGTAAGATTGATGTGATAATAGTTAATGCTGCTGGAGCTGCTGGTTTATCAGCTCATGCTTCATCTGAGTTTAAGGATCAACGAATCCGTAAATTCGTTGGCGCACAGGCTGACCTTGATGTTGCCGTTGAAGTACAGAAGATGGGTCGTATTCATCGAAAGGGTCAAGTTGTAACCCCTGAGTATGTAACTTTGGCGGCAGACCTACCCGCAAACAATAGACCAATTTCAATTCTGATGCGCAAGCTCAAATCTCTCAGCGCTAATACCTCTGCCAATACAGATTCAGTTTTAATGACTAAAGAAATCCCCGATATGATGAACAAATATGGGGATAGGGTAGTGCAAAAGTATCTGGCTGATAATCCTGAAATGGCTTCCCTGCTAGGTACAATGGTTAGCCCCGACCAGCTTGACACGGCCCCACCTGCCGGGTTGATGGCGAAGATCACAGGAAGGGTAGCGTTACTCGCGGTTGCTCAACAAAAGACTTTCTATGAAGAAGTTGAATCTGAATACAACAATCTGATTCAGGATCTCAGGGATG